TTTTAATTGATTATCTCAATTCTCTTAAGTCAAATGTTCTAACTCCATCAACTGTGATACGTCCGTAGAAACGGTTGTTAACCATTTTCTTAGCGTAACGTGTCATAATACCTTTGATAGGTGTGAAGTTGAATGGGTTATACATTGTAGGTGTTAATTGTAGAGGAACATATGGTGCGTAAACGTAACCTGTGTCTAACAATGAAGAACCTTTGTGTCCCAACAATACTGTGTTTGGTGGGAAGTAAGGGTCACGGTAAACTTGGTAACGACCAGCTAATGTACCAACTCTTTCAATACCCATGTTGTATTGGTCTTGCTCAGGAGACGCGTTAGATACGTGGAAGTATTCTAAATCATCAAAGATGGCAGAAATCTCAGAAGATACAACAATCCAGTTAGCTCCACCTCTTAATGTAGATTTGTGGATTTGTGCTGAAATTTGGTTGATTGCTGTAATCAAAGTTTGATTCCAATCTTTTTGAGTGTATTGAGTTAATGGGTTAGCTGAAGTACCTCTTTTCCATCCGTTGTAATCCCAACGTAAGTTCCAAGCCGCACCTTTACGTAAGTCACGTAAAATTTCACGGTCGATTTCTGCAGCTACTTGCTCAGATAATAAAGCTGTTAATTCAGCTTCAGCATCGATGTTGTGGAATGCAGAAACGTCTTGTGCCAATTCAGGAGACCATTGTGCTCTTAGTTTTCTTTCTGTAACTGATACAGTAACTGACTCAAGGTCAAAAGAAACTTCACCAATTCTGTCTTCGAATTCCAATTCTTGGTAGATTCTATAAGTACAGTAGAATTGCTCAGCCGTTTTAGATGCTGAAGCACCTAAAGTGAATCCTGAGTAACCGTCTAATGATGCTGCTCCGATAGCTGCAGGTACTTGAGTATCTACTTCTAAATAGATGATACCAGCTGCATCACAAAGGTTATCATAAGAACCACCGTTACCTGTACCTGGCCATGTTGTAGTAGTTTGAGTACCGTATTGTACAATACCTTTACCATATTTTTGAGTAACAACTCTAAATAATAATGGTGAAGTAGTACCTAAACCTGAAAACGCCGCTTGACCTACTGTGTTATCATAAGCATAAACGTTTAAGTCAGATAAGAACGCCTCATTGTCCATCAATTGTCCATCAGGACCAATTAATTTACCAGCACCTCCTGATGTGAAACCAGAAAGGGCAACGATAACTTTTCTGTGGATAGGACCACCTGTTGTAGCGCCATTTACAGTACCACCATTAGTTGTTGTGTATTGACCTTCAGTTAAAGAATTACTAGTACCCGTCCAAACATATGTTACAGCCGCTTTAGTGATAGCGGTGTAAGCACCTTTTGAATAGTCAAATAAACCTGCTGGGTCTAAACCTGGCTCAGTACCTTCATAAAATCTATCGTAAAGGTTTTTGTCATTTGCTCCGTATGCTGCTTGTGATTGTGCTGGAGTTGGTCCGTTTTGAGCTCCGATTGGTGCTAAATGCGGATTGTCATAAACAGTTGCTGTTCCGTATCCTTGAATTTTAGGTACGAAGTAGAACAATTTACCGATAGGTAAGTTCATAGCTTGTACAGATACTAAATCGTTAGCCAACAATTTAGAGAATACACGTCTTACGATAGGGAAAACTACAGTTTCGAAAGAACCTGAGCTGTCCGTAGAAGCCGCTTCATTGATTAGGTGAGAAGCTTGGTTTTCATATAACTGCGCCATGTTCTCTTTTACGTGTCCTTTAAGACCGTCTAGGAATCCTAATTTATCCCATTTGTTGATTGTATCTTCTTTGATAACTTTAAGGTGTTTTAACCCGATGTTACCAACAAGACCTGATTCTAATAATGCTCCCATTTTATTTTTTTTTAATTTGAGTTTATTTATTGTTTTATTTAATTTTTCCCATCAAATCCTTCATTCTTAAGAATTGCGGATTTTCATAAGTTTTACTTTCAATCAAGTTAGATGCTGAACCATTTGAAGGTGTGTTAGTAAGTTTTCTTTGAACTGATTCAGTTACAATTTCATTACTATTATTTCCTCCTTCTAATTCAGATTTAATTGATTTGTAAAGTGACTTAGATTCTTTGATTGTTTCTACGTTATCAAATCTTCTAAGTATATTTATTTTTTCTTGTTTTGTTGTTGAGTGTTCAGTGAACAATCTAGTAGAATATGCCAAGTTTGAATTGAATACAGCAACTTCATTTAATTTATTTCTAAAGAAATCAAGAGCCTTTTTGTACTCTTCGTTTTTCTCTCTTAATAAATTAAGTTCTTTTTTAACTGATTCATTTCTTACTTGACTCGGTGCCGAAACACGGTCTCTTTCTGCTCTTCTTCTGTAAGTCATTGTTCTTGATGCTTCTGTAGTCTCACCACCCATATGGTCGTCTTCCATGTAGTCGCCTTCCATGTAGTCACCTTCCATGTAGTCACCTTCCATACAGTCGCCTTCCATACAATCACCTTCCATATAGTCGGATTCTGTTTTCATATCATCAATCATTTCTTCATCCATCCATCCTTCTTCCATATATTCTTCATCCATTTCAGATTCAGTAACACCATGTTTAACTTTAGGATATTTGAATTTAGGACCCTTACCTTTTTTCTCAGATTTTATACCATCTTCCATGTCTTCATCAAAACCTTTGTTGTTAACAGTTGATTTTGATAAACCATTTCTCATTTTACCAAACCCAATTCCAACAGGTTTCATTGACTCACTTACTTCTAATTCGTAGATAGTTTCATCCATCTCATCGTAAGACTCGTCCATTTCGTCATAAGATTCATCCATCTCATCGTAAGACTCGTCCATTTCGTCATAAGATTCATCCATCTCATCGTAAGACTCGTCCATTTCGTCATA